CCCCCGACACCCGGGCGATCAGCGTCCTGCGCAAGGCGCGGAAAGCCGGGTACCGGGTCACGGTCTGCACCGAGCGCGGAGCCGGGCTCGAGGCCGTCACGAAGGCGTGGCTCGCATACTGGCAGGTCCCCTCGGACGATGTCGCCGTGGTGGAGCCGGGCGGCAAAGGGCCGCTCATCGCGGCGGCCGGCGGCGACGCGGTCCTGATCGACGACAGCCCGGCCAACGAGGCGGCCGCCGGGAACGGCACCCAGGTGTGGGTGCCGCCGCGCCCGTGGACACCGCAGGGCAGCCCGCCCGCCGGGGTGTGGCGGTTCCGGGACTGGCGCGACGTGAAGAAACGCCTCGGCCTGTAACCTGCGGCGCTCCGCCTTCCCGCCCACCATCACCGAACGGGAGGCGAGCGCATGGGCCAGTCCGCTGACCGCGCATTCCTCATCTGGTCCCTCACCGCGTCCGGTGACGGCACCACCCTCACCACCTCCGGGGACTCCGGGCTGTACACAGCCTCGAGCCTCAACGCCCGCACGGCGGTCGACCTGCGCTGGGCGGACGACATCTGGCTGTCCGTCACCGCCGCCGGCGGGGCGGGGACGGCGCTGACCGCCCAGCTCGACGCGTACGACGCGCAGGGAAACCTGTTCACCCAGCTCCTGAAGGTCACCCTCGCCTCCGCGCCGGGGCGGGCGGTCGCGTTCGGCGGCCGGCACGGCGGAGGCGGCGCCGGGTCGTACTTCGTCCCCAGCGAATGGGGCCGGGTGTCGTGGGCGCTGACCGGGTCGATGACCGGCGCCGAGATCAGCCTGTACGGGCGCTGAAGGGAGACCCGGATGGCGAAGGCAATCGCGACCGTGTCCGGGATCGCGCTCGCGCCCGGCATCTCGCGCAACGGCCGCCTCTACACCAGGGAGGCGATCGCCCGCGCGGTCCGCCGCGCGCAGGACCGCATCGCCGAGGGCAGGCGGCCCATCGCGATGTACACCGACCATGACACCCGCAAGGTCACCGACATCGCCGGGGGCCTGACGAGGATCTGGCAGGACGAGGACGGCACCGCACGGTACGAGGCGGCCGTGGCCGACACCAAGGCGGGCCGTGACATCGCGGCCCTCGCCGACCCCGGCCCGGACGGGAAGCAGGCCATCCTGCGGGGGCTGAGCATCAAGGGCGACTGGATCGGCCGCACCCGCCGGGTCCGCGCCGACGACGGGCGGATGCTCGACACCGCCGATGACCTGGAGATCGCCCGGCTGGACTGGACCACCGAGCCCGGCGTGGACAACGCCGGCGTCGAGCGCTTCGTCCTGACCGGATCCTGCACGGGCGAGGACGCGGGACCGTACGGCATCACCGAGGCCGCGCCGGACGCGGTGCTGACCATCACCGAGGACGTGCAGGAGGCGCGAGTGACCGCGATCACCGAGGGCACAGCCCCGGGACTGCCGGCGGGGCCTCCCGCCGGGCTGCGCGAGGCGCTCAGCGCCATGTACGGAGCCGTCGAGGCCGTCGAGGAAACCGGTACGCCCGCCCTGTCCAGGCGCGACAGCGGGCTGAAAGGCGGCGGCCGGGTGTGGGCCGACCCCGGCTACCAGGCCGACAAAAAACAGCGGTACGACCTCTCGACCAAGGCGAACGCGAAAGCGGCCTGGTCATACGTCAGCCAGAAAGACAACGCAGCGAAGTACACCCCGGCGCAGCTCAAGCGCGTCAAGGGCAGGATCAGGGCGGCGCTGGGCCGGTTCGGCGTCACCGTCGCCGCCGAGTCGTGGGAGAGCAGGGGCTGGACCGTCGAGCCGGCGTTCGAGGTCACCGAGGAGGTCGCCGAGTACATCGGCGACCCGGACACCTGCGGCTCCTACAGCCTGTCCGCGACCAACGGGCCGACGACCGTCACCGTCTGCTCGTATGGCCTGGCCCCCGCTGATATCGCCGTGATCCTCCAGAGGGCGTGCGACGCAGCGGCGGCGGCTCTCGGGACCCTCGACCCGGACATGGACGGCGACATCGACGTGGAGGGCGCGGATTCCGGGGACGCCGACGGCGACGCGGACGAGCTCGCAGCCCGGATCGCCGCCGCCATCCGCGGCGAGTCCGCGGAGGAACTGGGCGCCCTGATCGCCGAGGCGCAGGAGAACCGCACGGCCACCGCAACCGGGGCCGTGCCCACCGAGGACCCGGTGTCCGCCCCGGACGCCGCACCACAAGGAACGGAGGCTCCCGTGTCGGAGACCACCACCCAGGAGGCGGCCGGCACCGCTGCGGCTGCCACCTTCACCCAGGCCGACATCGACGCGGCCGTCGAGCGGGACCGGGCGGCAAGGAAGGCCCGCAAGGCCGCAGCCAAGGCGGCAGCGGCAGCCGAGTCGGCCGCTGCCACGGGCACGGTCACCGAGTCCGCGGATGACCGGATCGCCCGCATCGTCGAGGAGCGGCTCGCCGCCGCCCGCGCCGCCGGGACGGTGCAGGAGACCGAGCAGCAGCGCATCGACCGGCTGGTCGAGGAGCGGCTGACCGCCGAGCGGCAGGCGCTCGCCGCGGCCGGGCAGGGACCGGGCCGCAAGGGCCTGGTCGCCGAGCACGCCGGCGCGAAGGGCGGCAGCGGCGAGGTCCCCCCGGACTTCCCGATGAAGGACGGCCGGATGGTCCCGATGGAGCAGTGGACCGAAGCCCAGCGCAAGGCCGTCGGCGGCGCCCTCCAGGACTACGTCCTCGGCGACCGCGCCGTCTACTGACCCCTGGACGTCCCGGCGCGGCCCGTGCCAGCCGCGCCGGGGTGAGCAGGCCCCCCGGCACGCCCTGAAATCCCCTTCCTGGCCGCCAGCGTCCGCTGGTGCCGTCCGGCAGCGATGGCCCGACCTCACCTCAACCTGAGAGGAGGCGGCTGTCAATGCCGTCTGAGCTGCGTGAAGCGCTCACCGCCGCTGGCGCGAGCGCCCTTATACCGAAGATCATCGACCCGCTGCTGCTGGAGTACATGCGGCGGATCAGCCCCCTGGTCCGGGCCCTGCCCATGACCAGGTGGGACGCCGACGTTTACTACTGGAACCAGCGGACCGCCCTCGCGACCGGCGGGAACGTCACCGACGGCGGCACCGTCCCCGTCTCCACCAGCACGTTCGTGCAGAACAACTTCCAGATCAAGCACTTCCAGGTGGTCGGCGCGGTCACCGGGTACGCCCAGCAGGTCACCCGCCAGGTCATCGGGGACCTGCGGCAGACCGAAATCGAGGGCGCCATCCAGGGCCTGATCTGGGACATCGAGAACAACGTCTGCTGGGGCAACGCGGCGTCCACCCTCAACGGGGCCGGCCCGCAGATGGACGGCCTCGACACGCAGGTCGCCAGCTTCTCCGGCGCCGTCCAGAACGCGCTCGACAAGGCGGGGGCGTCGCTGACGACCGCCCATTTGGACGAGCTGATGGACATGGTGCAGCAGAACGCGGCCATGCCGAGCCTGGGCACCAACTGGATGTTCGTGTGCTCGACGACCACGATCTCCAAGGTCGCGCAGCTCATGCAGTCCCAGCAGCGGTTCAACGACAAGGTCGAGGTCGCGCCGGGCCTGCTGGTGGACTCCTACCGCAACATCCCGATGGTGCCGTCGTCGTTCCTGTCGCCGCGCTCGTTCTCGATGGGCACTGTCACCGGGGCGTCGGTCACGGCGACCACGTACGGGACCCCGGCGGTCCCCAACAGCACCACCTACTACTACAAGGTCGCGCCGGTCATCGCCCGGCAGGGCGAGATCCTGCCGTGCGCCGAGGTGACGATCACCACCTCGACCGGCGGCCCGTACACCAACACGCTGTCGTTCTCCACCCCGACCGGGCTGGACGGGTCGCTGCCGATCTCCTACAAGGTGTTCCGCGGCACGTCCAGCGGCGCGGAGACGCTGCTCGGCTACGTGGACGGGTCGGTCGGCCTGGCCGCCGACGGGGTCACCCGGGTTGCCACGATCGGGATCGCCGACACGGGCAACGCGCTGGTGCCGTACAACTCGACCACGATTCCCGGTGTCCTCCCGGCGGCGTACTACGGCACCAACACGGGCGTGTTCCCGCTGGCGTCCGGTCTGGAGAACATCTACCTCATCAGCCGCGACCGGAACTTCGTGATCCGGCCGTACGTCCGCGAGTGCCTCCCGGTCGACGTGTACCCGACTACCGCGTCCCCGGACACGCTGCCGTTCGCCCTCGTGTCGGACTGCACGCTGGCGATCCGCGGGCCGAAGTACACCGGCCGTCTGGCGCGAGTGGCGACCAGCGTCTAAGCCCGATTGCCCGGCGGTGCGGCGCTGGCCGCGGCGCACCGCCGGGACCGGGCGCTGATCATGACAGGAAAGGGGGTCCGCCATGTGGCTGGCCTGCGATCACGACTGCACGGACTCCCTCGGCAACGCATGGGCCGCCGGGGTCCCGGCAGAGGTGGGCACGGAAGAGGCCGCGTCCCTGCTCGCCATCCCCGGCGGGGGGTTCAGCATCACCGAAGCGCCAGAGGCCGGACCGCCGGAGGCCGGGGCGGGCGAGGGCACCGGGACGCCCGCGAAGCCGCCGGCGCGCCGCAAGACCGCCCCGAAGGAACCGGGCACCACCTAGGCGATCAGGAGCCGCCCCGTCCGTCCCGCCGCGCCGGGGATGTGCTCCGTGCACCACACCGACCCGTTCAGCATCACGACCCCGTCCGCGACCGGCGGCATACCCCGGGGTCCCGCGCCGGGCCGCAGGTGCTCCGGCAGGAACTCCAGGAACCCCGCCTGGCCCTGGCGCGGGTCGCCCGGCGGCAGCGCGGCGAACTGCCTCTCCGCCTCCTCGCACTCGGCGCGGTACGCCGCGTGCCATTCCAGCCTTGCCAGCATGCACCCGGCGCACCGGAGCTGCTGGGTGACCGCATGGACGGGCACCTGGGTAAGGACCGACGCGAGAGCCTGGAACAGCATCTGCGGGAACGTCTCCTGGAGCGCCGACGCGACCGCCTTGCCTATCAGCGCGGCGGCGTCGGGCCGGAACGCGGACCCGTGGCCGTTCACGGGGGCGGGTGCGGGCTGCTGGTCGTCGTGCACGTGGCGGGTCCTGTTCTCGCGGGCAGCGCGGGCGCGCCGGGCTGAGCGGCTGGTCATGACCGGCATTATCCCCTGAACAGCCGCCTGGGGGTGACCTGTGCCGGACGCCGACTCCCCGGTGCCGCTGTGCTCGCCGGCCTCGTTCAAGGAAGGCCCGTTCGGGGATCTGGTCGCTTCATACACCGGCACCGCGCTGAACGACCTCCTGACGGAGGCGACCCGCATCTGCGAGACGGAGACGGGGCGCCGCCTGGCGCCGTTCAGCGGCGTCACCGAATCGCACCGCGCCGAGGGCATGGACCCCGACGAGTACACCGACTCGGCGAACCTGCCGCTGGACCTGCAGGGGGCTCTCGGCCGGTCCTACGCGTACGCCCTCGGCGCGTCGACCCTGGTCCGGCACGCGTGGCTGAGCCAGGCACCGCCGCATTACCCCGAGATGTGGACGTACTCGGTCAGCAAGTTCACGATCGTCCGCTCCTACGGCGGGTCGGAGAACCTGAGCCCGTCCCAGTACAACGGCCCGGACCCGGACACGGGGCACGTGTGGCTGAACCTGGGGATCTTCGCGCCGATCGGCTCTTATTTCTACATCACGTACGGCGGCGGGTTCACCGTCGCGACACCCGGTGACCTCGCGCGGGGATGCAGGTTCATGGCGGCGTGGCTGGCAGTGAAGGAACTGAACCCCGGCACGACAGACCACGACCCTGAGCAGCTCCGCGACGACGCGCTTCGCATCCTGGAGAACTGGAAGAGGGAGTAGGCAGTACCGCCGGCTAGCCGTCCGCGCCTTGTGTCAGCTCCAGCACGCCGGCTATGACCTCACCGCGCCGGACCTCGCTGCTGCGGCCGGATATCAGCCAAGCCCTGCGGTGATGCGCGACGGCGGCCTGCGCGGACTCGCGTGCCGAGACCAGCTCGGCGTCGCGGCCGAGGATGCCCTCCAGGTGCCGGACCGCTGCCGCCATCCCGCTGTCGTCGTCCGCGACGGTGAGGAACGCCACGGCGATCACCTGCCCGTCGTCCCGCCGGACCGGGATGACCTCCCGGAAGTACGGGACCCGGCAGGCGGCTTCGAGGAACCGGAAGATCGCGGCGGGCGTCTCGCCGTACAGGTACGACGTGACGTGCATGACCCGGTGGCTCACGGGTGCCGGGTCCCGAAAGGCCCGTCATCCCCGTACCAGAACCAGCCTGCCCCGCCGTCCGTGACCAGCGTGTTCATCTCCGCCAGCCTGTCCAGATCATCGATCTTCATAACCCTGAGGGCCACGTGAACTTCGCCGTTCGCGCAGAACGTCACGTACCACACGTCTTCGCTGCACCATCCGTCAGCCAGCTCGACATGATCACCGGCCCTCGGTATCGCCGGCACCTCCCGGTTAGCGGCAAGCAGCCAGCTCCCCGAGTGGCCGGGCACTGAGCTGCAAACCTTCAGCGTGATCAGGATGTCCATCCCGCCAGCATGGCATGAACGGCAGGTGAGCAGATGTCCACCGCCGACGCCGTGGACCGCGAGGCGGCCTGGCTCCAGACCTCCGGTGACGGGCTCCCGGCGCTCCTCAAGTCAGCCGGCGGCCCGTTCGAGATCGTCCAGGCGTACTGGCCCCGCACCCCGAAAACGCAGGCGACAGGCCTGTACGTGCTCCGC